TGCAGTCTTTGTTCCTGTGCCTGCATTAGTTAAAAGGTTTTGGGCATTATAATCACTTGATATAGTTGGATTCTGATATTGCCCCATTTGAGCCATACTCATAGCAAACTGTTGCTTTTGAAGTGTTACTTGATTTTGGAAGTTGAGCATTTGTGTCTGAATATCTGCTAGATGCTGTGAAGCTGCAGCATTTACTTGATTAACTGCATCAAGTCTTTGTCTATCGTTGAACCTTAAATCACTTTGTATGTTGTTAAATACCTGTGTGTAGTTGGCAAGAAGTGAGTCTTTCTTGTTTTGAGCTTCTTTTGTTGCCTGATCCATATAATTATCAAGCTCTTTAAATCTTTGACCTAATTGCTGTTGAACCTGTGCCCTTTGCTGGCCAAATTCATTCATAGGTTTTGTTAAAAGCTCACCTGCTGCAGAGGAGTTGATAATTCCTAGAGAGCGAAGTACATTTCTGTTTTGCTGTTGTGTTGACTTTGCAATTCCACCAGCTTGTCTGACTTGCTGATCAGCATTTGTTTGTGCGCTTTCGCGAGAAGTACCAGCTTGACTGAGTAATCCCTGTAAACCAGTATCAATTTCATTGAATCCTGATTGTTTTTGTGAATCTAATCCTGAGAGTTGATTTTTTAATTGTTCTGCATTGTAGTCATATTGAGAATTAGCCTGTCCAAGTTGAGCTTGTCGAGCCTGTTCTGCAGCTGAGGTATTTGATTTTAAAAGGTCAGAAAGGGACATTCCAAATTCACCTCGTGCAGCTTCATCTGTGAGAGAGGAGAGTTGTTTAGGTGCAGAATATCCACCCCCTGAAGACGAAGCGGGAGCATAATTTGATGGATTACTTTGAAATTGGGAGGTCATTCCTGAAGCCGGAATACCAACAGGAGACACACCCGATGCAAATCCAGTTCCGCCTGTTGCATTGCTATAGTTTGGGGCTGCATCTTTTGCTCCATGGTATCCATACCCTGGCCCTGACTTTGCTGGTGAATAATTTAATCCCATAATTTAATCAAAAAAAACCACCCCTTTTGGGAGTGGTCTGCCATCACATGATGGATTAACAAGTTACTTATATAACCAATTAAGAGTTTATGTCAAATCAGTTATATCTTTGTATAAAGTATTCCACTAAGCTGTAGATACGTCTTTCCATCAGCAATAATAATTTTTGGAAATGGCCTTGAAATGGTTGAGAGAATCATGGCTTTTCCCTGAATTGTTCTACTTGTGGTGGTGGCAATTTTAGCAAGTCCCAGTATAGTTTGGGTCGCTGTATCTGCTGCCGATACAATTTTTGCTAACCCTGTTATAGTTTTAGTAGTCACAATCTGTATTCTTGAAAGTCCGGCTATAGTTTGAACGGTAATGACAGTTAATCTAGCTACACCCGTGATGGTTTTTGTAGTACTAGCCGTTATCCTACCAAGTCCTTGAATAGTCTGGGTAACAGTTTTAGTAATCCTTGCTAACCCTGTTATGGTTTGAGTTACAGTCTTAGTTATGCGTGATAGCCCCTGGATTGTCTGGGTAACAGTCTTAGTTATCCTTGCTAACCCTGTAATTGTTTGTAGCGTTGATGCTGTAATTCTTGCCTTACCAGTTATAGTTTGAAGAGTTACTAATCCTATTCTTGCTAACCCTTGGATGATTTGGATTACAGTTTTGGTTATTCTACCCTTACCAGTAATGGTCTGAAGTGTTGTAACTGTTATCCTAGCTTTACCAGTTATGGTTTGCAGAGTTATTGCTGTAATACGTGCTAATCCCTGAACAGTCTGTGTTGCAGTTTTAGTAACCCTAGCAAGCCCCTGAATTGTTCGTAAAGTTATAGCAGTTATCCTAGCCTTACCTGTGATAGTTTGAAGAGTTATAGCAGTGATCCTAGCCTTACCAGTAATAGTTTGAAGTATTGTATTAACTATTGCAGCTTTACCAGTTATTGTTTGAAGAGTGGTAGCCGTTATGCGAGCTTTACCTGTTATGGTTTGTAGAGCCGTTGCTGTTATGCGTGATAGTCCAGTAATTGTCTGTGGTACAGTCTTTGTTATGCGTGAAAGTCCTTGTATGGTTTGAGTTGCTGTTTTTGTAATCCTCGCTACACCCTGTACAGTGCGTGTAACAGTAAGCAGGATTGCACCCTTACCTGTTATAGTTCTAGTGGTTATAGCTGTTATTCTTGCCAGTCCAGTTATAGTCTGAACAACTGTTTTTGTTATGCGTGATAAGCCTGTGATTGTTTGAGTAACAGAAGTTTGTATTCTTGCCTTACCCGTAATAGTTTGCAGTGTATCCTTTGCAATACGTGCAAGCCCTGTAATTGTTTGTGTGGTGATTGTATTGCCAGAAACATTACGGAATAACCGAATAAGGGGTTTAAATGGTTGCGATCTTCCTAGTCTCATATTTTAATAAGTATTACTTCTATTTATTGCCTGTAGATATTTATAGATTTTATTAGGAATAACTCCAGCTCCTGTCGTAAAACTCCTCGTTGTTGCCCACGCTCCATAAATATTACTTCCTAAGGGGTCTGTTCCTCTTACTCTCCAGTAATAAACTGTAGAAGCGGTAAGAATATTCCCTGCTTGGACTGTATACGTTACCTGATTTCCTGATGGCCAGGGATGAGGGTCGCCCGTACCTGTAAAAGTAGCGTCTGGTGTAACGGAGAGTTTGGAGAGTAACGGGGTCCCAATTGTAGGAGTCCATGTGCCACCAGCAGTAAAGGTCCAATAATCATAAGTACCATCTGAGGTCTTAGTTCCTCCTGTTGCACTTTTAACAACTCCCAATAATGCTCGTATGACAACTTTTCCGTCAGCCCCTGCACTACCTGAGTGTGTCCAATCTCCAGCACCGCCACCACCTCCTGGGACAGTACCAACTTGACCAGTAGCACCAGAAGAATTACCACCAGCACCCCCATCAGGAGTACCACCTGCACCACCAGTCGCACCTGAGCCATTAGACCCTGCAGCCGTAGATCCTCCACTTCCTCCTCCACCCCCACCAGATTGGATACTACTACCATCCGCACCCGTTCCTCCATTATACTTATCATCTCCTGTTGAAGCCGAAGCCAAACCACCTGTCCCTGAGTTCCCTCCAGAATTTCCGCCTTTTGCAACTACGGTAGTTGTGGCAAATGTAGAGTCGCCTCCATTAACCCCTCCACCTGGAGGGTCTCCAGCAGCACCACCAGCACCACCAGCACCAACAGCAATAGAATAACCAGTTGCATTACTAGCAGAAACAGTCTTGCCAGCAAACGCACCGCCGCCGCCTCCACGACCCTGAGTCAGGGTACTATTATTACTACCTTGAGCACCGCCACCAGCACCCCATGTCATAACATAAACATTACCTGCACCAACTTGACTATCAAAAGTATTAACCGTATCTACCTGTACGTTATATTCAATCTCATCACTATCAGCGTCTGTTCCCGTAAAAAGTAGGTCTGGGGTAGTGCTTACACCTGTAGCTACATCATTTGGGGTGTTTAGGGCTACTGTAGGAGGTGTATTTTCCTGATATAAAATCTTGACACCGTTATAGGTTTTGGCTGAGGCAAGACTATCTGTTACTTGTACAGCCACTGCGGAGCCACCAGGAACACTGTAAGGTTCAGGAAGAAATACCGTGCCTCCTGAGTACGGTACTGAGGGATAGAAACCAACTGCTGTATCTGACCTTTGAGTGTATGGAATTTGAACTTTTGTAGTACCACCAACAGTAATATCAAAAAGTATTTCCTGAGTAGCATCTACTGTGGGAATATTAGTTACCTGGAATTGTAATCCAATAATTTTTATACCAACAGCAAGAGAGGCGGAGGCGGTAACTGCTGTGCCATAATTCCACGCAGTAGCCGATGAGACTGGTGCGAGTCCCGTTGCTGCTTGCGGTAAACTGAGTATTTGTCCTGCTGCCATAGTATTTTAACTACGCCATCTGGTACAAAATCTTGATTCCAGTTAGCGTGTTGCTGGTTGTCAAAAGTGAATACGCTACTCTGACAGAAAGCCTTGTATTAGCCGCAACCAATTTTGGTTCAGGAAGAATGACCATATTAGATGGAACATATCCAACTAACGTATCCCCACGAACACTACAAGGAATTTGTGCAATTAAAACTTCAGAAGCTGCTGCTCCTGTTGCAATTTCAATTATCCATTCATACGTTGTATCGGCTGCTGCTACTGGTGTGTGCCAAGCCCAAGTTATTCCTGCTAAGTAAAACGTACTTGTAATCGTGCTAACAGGTACGACTTCCGTATACGCACTATAAGACCAAGCTGCACCACCTGATGAAGCTCTGGATATACCTGCTGCTGCTGCTGGATATGATAAATAACGGTTTGTTGTGCTAGCCATAGTTAAACCTCTATACCTACACTTCGCATAAAATGTAACAATATGCGTTTACTGCTACTGCTGCTGTTACCCTAATTCTAAGAGATGAATCAGCATTTACCATGGGCTCTAGTCCTAGTGGGAATTGTTTTACATATTGATTAGTAGGAGCAATAAGTTGGGCATCAAACATTCTTACTGCTACTATTGTGCCTTCTGCGGTTGATGTATAGCCCGTTGCTGAAGTTCCTACGGAAAAGTGAATTGTCGAAGTTGGATTGTTTGGATTTTCAAACTTAGTAATATCTGCTGCTGCTGATGCTGTAACTGTTGCGAATACTGTACCAGTTTCTAAAAGTTCACACTTTATGGGTGTTGCTGCTGCACTTCCATCAAATGAGATACCCCACTCTTTTACTTTAAATTGTGTAGATGCAACTCCTTTTACCTGAAGCATTGTTTTGATTGCTGTACCAGTAGTAACTACAGCTTGAGCTGCAGTTGTAGGCATTGGTCCGTTTGCGATTAGATATAGTGCCATATTATTTGATTCCTATTACTCTCTTATAATTTTTTCCTTTAATAGTTGTCTCCCAACCGAAATAGTAAGTTCTATCTTCTGGTACTTCTTTTATTTTCATTATTGATCCATTGATAGTTGAATAAGTTGCGTCTAAAATTCTTTTAACGCTCATGTACCAAATCAACTTTCTGTTTAGTACAACCTGTGCATTACCCTGCTTATCAACTATTGGTTCAGGTACAATTTCAACTCCGTTTATCTTAAAGTTACCAGTTATTAAATTTATGCTATATCGCTCTAAGTATCTTTCTAAAGTGAATGTTTTGACCCTTGTGGGGTTATTCAAAACGTCATAGAAGGCGTTTCTTTTAGGGTCAACTAAGGATGTATCCTCTTTTGTCTGCTTAAAAGTTGTTCCGTCTACGTACTCTGTTTTAAAAAGGTACTTCAGCATTGTATTGCGTTTAGATATTCTTTAACTTTTCTTCATTAGCTTTTTCTATTTTTGCTTGTGATATTTGACCTTCATTATTTTTTTTATTTGCTTCTAATGCATCTTGAATCTGTTTTTTCGTAAGGTCTCCAGGTAGTTTGAAGAATGATCCATCCTCAAATTTCAAGAGATACTCACCATTTACATCAATAGTAACTACTGCTTCCTCGTCTTTTTGTGTTATAGCGTTAAATGTTAGTATTTTTTTCATATTAATTCTCGTTGTATTGTAAAGTTAGAGTTACTGTTGCCGTATCTCCTGCTGAAGCACCTGATGTTTGAAGTTGGGTAGCTAACCAGTTTGTGTAGCAAGGATTGGTGGTCATACTTGCTGCTTTACTTGCAGCTTCTGGCCCTGTTGCTCCAAACCAAATTGCTGAACCTGAAGCGATAGCAATAACGGAGGTCATATTAACTGATAGATTAGCGTTGGTTGTTGCAGAAGGAGTTGTGTATGTTTCGTTGTCGCCATCAACAGTCATAGCTGTAGGGCCTTTTAGAGTTAATCCTGTGCCAAATGCTGTTGCAGTGTGGGCAAATAGTCCTGCGCTGATTTGATTGAATGTTCCTGAGAATTTTCCATATAGCCAATTCTCAACAGAATTAGCACCATCAGTAATTGGGGATGCAGAATAGAGTGTTCCTTCAGTTGTTACTGCTTTCCAGTTCGCATCAGTAACAGGAGTCGTGCGAACAGTACCCTTTGCAGGTGAACCTGCTGCGTTTCCTGAGTCTCGTTCGAATGTAAATGTTGCTGCCATATTTTTGTATAAAAAAAGACACCTTCCACTGCTGGTTGGTGTCTGCCCCTGTAAGGGGATTAACATTGTTAGTTATATAACCAAATATTACTTTATGTCAAATCGTACACTATGAGTATGAAAGTGAAGCCCTGTTATCCCAAATTTGTCCAAAGTTTGGTAAACCACTAGCAAGTTTTATAGTAGTTGGATTATTACTTCCATCAAAGGTAAGTTTTTTAATCAACCAAACATCAGATGAAGTTGCAGAACCGGGAGTTGCAAGACCAATATAAACTGGGTTTGTGCCACCATCATAATCAAGAAGAGTCGTTAAGTTGTCAGCATTTAGTCTCTGAAGATTAGCACCATCACTTCCCAGAAGTTCAATCATCAGTTGCTGATATACCTGATCAAATGACTGATTAAAAATGTGTTCTAATGAATAGGGCTTAAGATCCGCACCATTTCTTGAATTTATAGCCATACGTTATGATTTTCCATTGCTTTAAATACTATTTCATTCATAGCCTTACTCGATGTAGCGTTTGCAAGCTTAAAGAATATCTGCTTTTTCTCACCTGAATCCTTTACAAATGACAGACCCTTCCATGCTTTTACTACCCCACCAATTCTATCCATAACCATTTCAGGTGAAGCGTCAGGATCAAGCCCCATATCATTCTTTAAATTTACAAGTTCCTTACTCAGTGACTTTTCAGTAGGTGTTACACCTTTTTTTGCCAATAGGTCGTGTATATACCCTTCTATCTCGCTTATATTGCCCTTTTCTGCCTCTGGAAGTGAGTTGAGGTCTATACCTGCATCCAATAGCTTTACAAGCGTTCCATCACCCTTTTCTATTGGCTCAGAACTTAATCCTTCGTAATTGCCAACAGTATTATCTCCGCCTTCAACGGGTAAAGGCTGTGCTGGTTGTTCAGTTGATATGCTTTTTACAATTGTGTCGGTCATAATAATATTATATTACCATCCCCTTATGTTTAGCTTGATACAAGTGTTCCACCTGATGAATCAACCAAATCTGTACTTAGGCGGTATCTGTCTCCTCTAGGTCGTGCTGTCATACGTGATGAAAGTAGTACAAAAGATGCTGAGGAGTTATTATCAAACCTCATCTGGTACGTCTTGCCGTTTCTAAGATTTATATTTTTAATTGATCTTAGCAGTAGCTCATCAGCACTTGATACTCCTACACCGAATGAGTCACCAAATAGAAATTTAGTGAATAAATAATGCCCGTAGTTAATTGAGGGGTTGACAGTGCCTATAGGGGCAGTGAATACCGTTTCCACCCCGTCTCGTACTATTGAAAGTGATATTGACCCAAAAGGAGTACGTAGTACAACGTCCAAATCTTTTAGTGTTTTGTAGTGGTCAACTCCTGTCTTAAATGATTCACTATTAAGATAACAATATCCATGTATTCCAACACCAAAATCATTGCTACCTGAGAATATTTCCTTAACGTATCCTGAAGCATCATCACCATACAAATAATGTGTTACACCCGTTGAATCAACGTATTTATTCCAACAATTAGCCTTAATATTAGTCCACTTGTACCACCCTAACCTTTCCCTGTCATACACTACAGCATTTGAGTTAGTTGTTGAACCTGCTGGAGTATAGGAGAGGATGTATAGATTAAAGTCAGAGCTTGTAACATATGTTGCTGAAGCATTTTGAATGTATGCAGGGTCAATTGTTTGAATTGTCGGTCTAGTTCTTGCTGATAGTTCATTAGTACGCAATACATCAAATGCAAATCCTTGTTCATTTCCTATGCTAAATACTCCACGTCTTGAGAGGAAAAACACATCATTTTCAACGGCTATTATAGAACGTGGTGCAATAGCCCCCAATGAACCCGTGACCTGTGTAAGTGAAGGAAGTCCAGTTGAGGAGAATGAAAATTGATAGATTGAGTCAGTCTTAAAGATTATAAGAGCATCTTTAAATACAATTAGTCCGGTAATTGATTGACCATCGTTAACTGCAACGTCAATTAGACCCCCACCCCCATCAATTGAGAAATTATTTATCTGATCTCCTCCTCCTGAGTAGTAAAGTCTTGAAGGGTACGTTGGATCTCCTGCTATAAATAGTGAGTCCTTATATACGCTTATATAAGATCCAGTAGGCCCTGCTGTTGTATTAACATCTATTGCTGCAAAAGCCTCATTTGGTGTGTCAGTTGCATCATCAACATATGTTACTGTTCCATTCCCCTCAACTGATGCTAAAAAATACCAGAACTGATCACGTCTACCATATATCTCGTACCCTGTTGCACCTGTTACAGCTCCCCATGTTATTGTCATGTACTTTGTTACCGTTGGCTCTGTCCAGTCAGCTGTTGCTGAAACAGCAGCAGAGGGTGATGTTGAACCAACTGCAGTAATAGCTTTAACCTTATAGGAGTATGTATGAGTGCCTGCTGACCCACCAGTTCTTACAACACCTGATATAGTAGGTGCAGAACGTGATGTGAAGGTTTGTATAACTGACCCATCGTAATATGTTAATGGGTCACTTCCATTTACTAAATACAGTCTGTCATTTGCCATTACTCCATTGGTATTTTTGTTTGAGGTATATGAGTATCCTGTAACTGCAGTCCATGTAGTAGCATCTGTGTATTTACTAAGTGCAGTACCTGATGACCTGAGTAATGCGGTAGTACCATCTGACTTGTAGTAGGAAAATAGTCCCCTTACTCGTGAATCAAGAGTTGCTCCATAGTAGGATTGACCATCACGAGGGCATTTGATCTTGCCATCCTCCACAAGCTGTATGTCTGAAGCTTCTGAGAGTTCGTTGGGTTTTATCTGAGTTGATGAAACGAGTTCATTAAGCCCTCTTATCCATGATTCGGACTTAGATACTAGAGTTGGTTTTTGTGTTCTTCTTCGTTGGTAATTTCTCATTCATTAATACGAGCCGTAACCTTTATTAACTTGTTTTGCCATTGTGTATGATTGATTTACTGCTGGAGTGTTCTCACGTCCCACCATCTCGCCATATCTATTTTCAGCTTCCTGACGTGCACTATCCTCGAAGTCTATTTCATCCTCACCATGATAAACATCTGCAACTGCAAGATACGCAATTAAGTAAGGGTCACCACAAACAACAGCATCAGTTGTCAAAGTTCTTGTTGGAGGAATGTAGTACCATGAAGCAGTTATTGCATCCCCGCTTGCTGGAATTGGATTGATTTTTACTTTCCATAAATCATTGGCCTGATCGTAGTATTCATATGCAATGCGTTCTGCGTTATTAGTGTTATAGAGGTTTCTGAATTGTTCATAGTCAACAACAGATCTTCTCTTATCCTCTGTTGTACCACCTACAAATAAGTCGGTAAGTCCCTTGTCCCTCATTGGATACGTTGCAGAACCAATAGTGAATGTAGAGGTAGTGCCATCACCAGAAGCTAGTGATTGATCCTTTACTAAATGCTTTCTGAAGAATTGTCTACGTGCAACATCCTGTTCTGCACGTGAAATGGCACGTATACGGTCAGAGTTAGTATTAACCGATGACTCACCTCGTAAATCTGAAATGATTTGTAAAATGTCGGATACTAAGTATGTTGTTAGCGTAGCCATAAAAAAACACACCAATTAGGTGTGCCGCCTGTTTGTCAGGATACATTCTTATAACTCGTAATTGAACTTTATGTCAAATTGACTGATACGCTTCCATCCACTCTTTTATATGCTTTTCAAGTGAATAGTACTTGGTAACATAGTTATATGAGTTAATTCTTATCTCCTCCCGCCTTTGAGGAAAGTCAATCATGTGCTTTAAGGCTCTATACCAGTGATCTTCGTCAACTGCTATAATCCCATACTTAGGCTCAAAATCTTGGTGAAAGTATACGGTTGGAGAATATATCCCTGGAATTTTTGCAACAGAATACTCCTGCCATTTAATGTTAGATTTTGCTCTGTTAAATGGTGTGTCTTTAAGAGGCGCAATTCCAATATCAAGCCTCATGCCGGAAAGGCGCAAGGGCCATGCATCAAATGGGACACCTAACATAGTAGTTACAGGATATCCTTTAAATTCATCTTGTATACGCGTATCACCAATGAATACAACCTCAGCAGGGTACTCATCCATGATCCTTTTGAGGGGACTTATGACCATCTTTAGGTCATCAAGGTGGGTAAGTGACCCCGCCCATCCAATGCGAATTTTGTCTGAGGTATTAACTTCTTTTTCGGTATCCCAGAACTCCATATCCATATAGTTTTTGAGTACCTTTACTTTTGGATTAACTTTTAACAATAGCTTTTCAAGGTAAGTAGTTGAACAAGTAACGAGGTCTGCTACTTCTATCATGCGAAGGATTGTAGATTTTGCATCGCTTAATTCATGTTCCTTGATAAATGGAGAGTCAGGGTTAAGATCAAACCAGTCATCAACATCAATTACAATCTTTTTACCCTTTGTCTGTTGATATTCATATACCTTAGCAAGTCCCTCTTTGTGGATAACGGAGTTCATGACAATAATATCAGCCCATTCCATAGCCTTATCTGTTATCCCCTCATCAGATACCCATGCATCAATTCCTTTCTTTCTTAAATATTTGAAGGGATGCTCAAGCCTCCATGACTTTGATCCTGTCTGATTACCATATGCAACAATATTCATTTGATATAGTCTGTTATAAAGTGAAACTCTACATTGCGTAATTTAAATATATTTAAGAAATTAAGTTCCAAATCATTCTTACTAACTCCATCAATGTGACCATGAAGTAGGATTGTATCCTCAGTTGACTCCCAGAACGGTTCTTCAAGTGAATGGGTGTATGTGTAGTTCTTCTTTGTCTTTAGCATGTCCGGTTGATTCCTGTCAGTAGCTCCCCACCATCCTGATTCATCCAATGCTCTAATTACTTTCTTATTCCATAGCCAGTAAGGAGCTTTGAATCCTTTTTCATATGGAAGCCCGTCCTTTATAAAAGCTTCATCAATTGAGGGCATAACTAAATCTCGGAATGTATAGTAGTCACAATTCTCCATCTCTTTTGGCATATGTGAGAGTCCATGAGGGATTATCTGCATCCAGTCAAGATTTTCTTTTATAAGAGCTAATGATTTATCACGAAATAACCTTGCTTCTGGTTTTGATTCAAACTTAGCATCAAATGGAATTGTAAAAAGTGAAACTTTAAAATCAGGATAATGCTCTTTAATATCTAGCAATAAATCCATGCGATTATTAAGTACGCTGAAATCATCTAAACTTAGGGCAACTTTTTTCATTTTATACCAACTGCAAATATAATGAGTAAGTGTTCCATGTCCTTTAGATACTCAAATTTTATCTCCTTATATTCAGCTCTCATGAATAATTCTTCTACATCTTCTTGTTTGAAATACCACAGGTGCTCTTCTGATTTAATGTTTTCTTCTTTGGGTGTTGTGATGATTAGCTTTCCGCCTTTCTTCAACAATTTGTAGGCTTCTTTGAATAACTCAACCGGCTCGTCTAGGTGTTCTATCGTTTCACCACAAAATATAACGTCATAGCTATTCTCTGGTAAAAAATCAAGCCTTCCAATATATCCTTGTTGGTAAAAGATTGTGTCATTCTCCTCCTTATTAGCTTCAATTGCTGTATTGGATATGTCAACGCCTGATACATCTGAATCAGGAAATGTAGTCTTTACAAGATTTGTAAATACTCCTACACCACAGCCAATATCAAGAACCTTATCATTTTCCTTAATATATGTTAGTGCTGTGGTAAATCTAGCTGTCTCAACTGTGCAGGCGTGTTGATGCTCTTTTACTTCTATATGTCCTTTGTCAGTTCCCTGAGCTGCATAGGTAGCGCGAGAGGCTTTGTCACCATAAATAGTATTCCAGTAGCGTTTAGAGTTTATATTTGTATTACCTGTTGCTTTCATTTTTGTACTTCGATAAATGTTGTTTCACCTGGTCGATTATCTATAAGCGTTAATCTCATGCCTGACTTAGTTAATTGATAGTCAACCTGCTCACAGGTTTTAAATCCAACTGTTAAAAGAACAGTGCTTAATATGTCAAAAGTGAGTAGGTTTTTATTGCCCCATGACAACATTCTTTGTAGTGACATATTTTGCTTTACTGTTGGTACACCAAATCTCATATATCCACCTTTTTTTAGTACCCTATACGCTTCTTGAAAGGCATAAATTAACTCTTTCCAATACATCTCCTGAAATACGTGTTGTGAAACCACAGCATCAATGGTGCTATCCTCATAATCCCAGTGTTTTGTTACATCCATCTCCAAATCAGTGTTGATGTATTCAGGATATTTAAAAGGCCCACAGCCTATATGCAAAATCTTAGGATTCATATGATATGGTCTTTTCTTTCTTTCTCAATTCAAAATACTCAGGATAGTCTTTTTCTTGCCCCGATGTCCCATTAATGTGGTCTAAGTAGAAGTTCTCAAGGTATCCCATTTGTAAATTGTTCATAATTAAATACTGTGAAAGTTCAACATCTTGTTTTGAATGTAAAAAGTCCTCTGTATCCCATCTGAAGTACTTATATGCAAGGGCATCAACGAAATGACAGATACCGCCTAAGTGTTTTGTCATTCCTATTAATTGTCCTTTAATCTTTCCGTACCCAATTCTTTGTGCGCCCCCTGGATTATCCCGTAGGCCATTAACATAACAGGAGAGGGCAAGACAATGATTCACTTTCCAAATTTCTACCATCTTTTTTAAGAACCCCTTACTGGTATAAAGTGCATCATTGTCTGACTTCATAATGATTCTAAATTTGTTGTCTTTTACAATCTCATCAACAAGTCTATTTGAAGCTATTGAAATACCCTTATTGTCTTCTGAATAGATGATGTGCACCTTGCCCTTGTGTAGTGCTTCATACTCCCTTAACCACTCTGGTGTACCATCTGTAGACCCCTGGTCAAATATGAAGTGTTCGAATGGATAGTCTGCTTTCTCCCATAGTGATACAAATGACTGCTTCGTGTAGGTAAGTCTGTTGTAGGTCATGCTATATATTGCAACAGCTGGCTCTTCCTTTTCTCCTAGATACGGTAGCTCTATCTCACAATCATATGGATCCCATTCTGGTACAAATGCAGTGTTACTGTCCTTCTTAGTTTTTACCCTTACTGATTTCATATCACTATGTAGGTGATAGTCAGTAAGTATTAGTGGTACACGTCTGAATACCATACCAGCCTTACTCATTCTCAAGAATAGATTCCAGTCAACGTACTTCTTATATCTCTCATCAAATCCTCCAACTCTAAATAAAGCCTCACGCCTTATCAGAACATCTGAAGTATCAATGTAATTTTTTTGAAGAAGCAGTGAAGGGTTATAGTCGTAATAAACACCTATCTGATCCTGTATGTTCTTATTCTCATCAATGATCCATCTGTCTCCATACACCATGTCAAGCTTAGTGTCGTCTTTTATAGCATTATGTAATGCTTGAAGATGGTCTGGTCTAAATTCACAATCATCATCAAGAAAAGCAATGTACTCTCCTTTTGAGGCTAATATGCCTTCATTTTTAGGTTTAGTGTCATCCCCATGGTTTTTATCACGATATATGTATGTGATTCTTGAATCCTCAAAAAGTTCTGTGTCAAAATCTGAATGATCATCAACAACAATTAGTTCAAAGTCCTGATAGGTTTGAGCCAGTACACTCTCAATTGCCTTCTTTAGCCTCTCTGGTCTGTTATATGTAGATGTAATTACACTAATCATTTAATACCTCCTCATACCAGCATTGATTGTGGTAAGTTTCATACATTGGTGGTTCTGTACCCACTGACGCATCACAGTCAATTCGTGATAATCTATCGGTTCTCTTTACAAATACTCCCTTAATTGTTTTTGCCATATATTGTTTTGTTTCAGGTACAATTCCGCATCTCTTACAGGGTAGGTCATCAAATAAGGGTGAGTTCAAATCGTTATCAAACAAACCCTTAAATAAAATAACCTCATTCATAGAAGACAGCTAAAATATCTGACTCTATCGGACTAATGTTCCATCTCATAAGGCGGTAGTCATTTCCATTAATTGATAACTCTGCTCCAGGACTTCCCATTTGTCCTGCCATGCGTTTGAAAAGTATCCTGTCCCCAATTTCTACTGGACATGGGATAGTTTGGATAGAATCTTTTGAAACAAATGTTAGAGGGGTCGAAATCTCAACTACAGTGCCCGTATTTGGCTCTTTTGTTGTTTCAGCTAGGATAATACCCGACTCTGTTGTAACTTCAGGTGTCTCTACCTCAACAATGATAAATCCTGGCATTGGCTTTAGACTCTTATCAAATGAGCCAAGGTCTTTAATGCTTTTGAGGGGCTTTGTAATTTTATCCTGCTGTTCTTTAATTCTTTCTTTTGTATATTGAGGTTTTTGTTTGTAGATTGACTCTTTGCGATCCTTCTCCCAGTTGCGAGCCTTTGCTGAAGTCTTTAGCTCCTTCTTTCGTTCTGTGAGATACATATCTGAAGCTTTTAATGCTTTGTTAGCATCATTTGGGTCATTTGCATCCTTCTCGTATCTAGCCCAGGTTGGTTTATATGATGAAGCCATAAAAAAAGACGGATCACCAATTAAGGTTTACCGTCTGCCCCTTTTGGGGGGATCAACCTCATAATTATACCACTAGCTATAATAATGTCAATATCTAGGCACAAAAAAGAGGGAGTCGGTCTGTTCTCAGTCCTATCCCTCTAAATTGTTTTAACAAAACATCATCAAGCAGTTGTAGAAACTGTATGTCTGATATTAATGTTGAATGCGCTGTTAAGCTCGGATACTCCGAAGGTTGTTTTCCAACCTGCTGTTGCGATCTTATTCGTAGGATCTCCTGTTCCGCCAGAACCCAATTCTTTTACGAATGTTTGAAGGTTCTGTAGGTCAGTAACTCCGAATGCTTCTCGTCCAAATACGTTAGTAACGTAAATGGTAGAAGATGCAAGAACCGCTGAGTTTGCTGCACAAGATGAACCCTTTATGTAAGTGTTGGTAGAATCTAAGAAACGTACACCATGCAAACGTCCAACTTCCCCGTTTAAGAGTTTGTCAGAAGTAGCAGAGTCGTATTTGTTAGCGTCAATCCAACCTCCAGTTGTAGTGTCGGTCATCAAGTCAAACAAAGCATCTGGATGAACAGTTGCTGTGTAGAAACCATCACTTTGTTTAAAAGCGTTGTTTCTGTTAAGCGTTCTTACTGCTCTTTTGATTTCAGAAATGGATAGTATTCCTGTTGCAGGAATAGCTGTCCAGTTAGAACCAAGTCCAGTTGCTGCCTGCATTGTTCCTGAAGTAGAAACTTCAGTAGCAACTACAGTGTCAATAGAAAGTCCTGCATTGTATGCAAGAAGTTCCATTGCGTTTTTCATCACATCTCCAAATGACGTGTAAGCCATAAGGTCAGAGATTGAAACGGCTGCGTCAAATTGAGCAGTTGTTCCGGTAACGTTTGTTGCAGTAAGTTGTACTGCAGTCGTTGGAACACCTTCTCCTTGTCCTGCTGTAACTAAAGGTAGATTTGTCCAGCGTGTCCAGTAGACAACACCAGTACCGTATCCACCAGCTCCACTAGGGACTTTGACGTTCTTTTGTCCAAGTTGTTTGTGAACAAGCATTGCTTCTGTTCTTTTAAGAAATAGCTCGTCATAATAACGATTCTTAATAGCAGCATTAGCTGTTCCGCTTGTTATTGTTTTTGCTGTATCTAAGGCCATGTTATATATTCACCTCCAATCATTAGAAGCTTTTTACCACATTCCTTTTTTCTTTAGATACTGCTCCTTTTGTTCTAAAGTCATTGTTTCAAAGTTGTCCGATTGAACTTCCCTTGATACAACACGGCTTGTGATACCCTGGTCTGACTGTTGGGCTTTTACAGTACGCGCCTCTCTTGCAACCTTTATCTGATCCGATGTAAATCGTTTCGCGGTGTTAATAGCTTCTTCAGCTGCTTCTATGATAGTCAGGTCATTAGCCTTTCTAAGATTGCCAGCCAAAACATCTAAGTCCTGCGAGTATTCCTCAGACTTTGGGTCAAATTGAGGATATTCCTTCAAAACCATCTTTAACTCCAGACGTTCTATGTCTGAAACTGATGAGGCTTTAGTATTCGTAGGCTTTACGTCTTGCCCAACGGGCTGAGTTTGAGTAATGAGCTGTTTTAAAGCTTCAATATCACGCTCTTTTTGTTTTAGCTCTGCGTACGTTTTCTTAAACCTTTTCTCAGGAATATACTTTTTCCCTGAATCGTCTACTGCGATGTTTGTTTCATCAGATTCGTCTACATCTTGGGTAGATGCTTCCTCCTCTTCAATCGGCTTCTCTGCCGGTGCAGCTTCTTCTTCAGTGTTTGTTTCATCAATTGCCGATTCCTGATCAGCAGTTTCTTCTGCTATTTGTCCCTCTTGGTCAGTTATATAGTGACCGTTGAGGGCTGCGGCTAAATCCGAGCTGTTCTGCTCTTCAAGTGTTTGATCCATGTCATTCACCTCCTTTCTGCAGGGTTTTAAGATACCCAGAAACTCCCTGTTCAAATTGCAAGGTTTACGGACCTAGAACGCCAGTATTTGCTGGGAGTTGGATACTTTCCGATATACCCAACTCTCAACTAACAATTTTGTTCAAATCTATTAACCTTCCATTCTCAACACGTAAGTGTCCAGGTAGTAATGCCCCCCATGGACAGTACTTACACATAACAGTTCCATCGTGTCTATTGATGTACCCTGAATGTTCAAATACCCTATTAGGATGATGTGTCTCACACAAACTTATTTGCTGTGGTGTGTGACGTATCTTTTCCCCATCCCAAAAAGGATCATCAGACTTTGGTAATTCGTCAATTTTCTTTGGCTCTCTCATCTTCAAGTGTTTTAAGCGCACCATCTATATGTGCCATAAACTTTTTAAATCCTATTAGTTGTTGTCTTGGTGATTCAAAGTCAGATATAGGACGTGTATCCTGATTCATAATTTGATTGATAAAATCCCCTAGCATTGACTGATACCATAACTTTGCAAACTCCCATCCTTTAGTCTTAACCATCAACTCATACTCACTCCCAAGAGTAAGTTGTTTGTTAAGATAATCTTGTTGTTCTTTAGTAAGCTTGTTGTCCAACTTCCCCCCCTTCCTGCATCTGTTCAGGTTGTAGCTGTTGCATCATTTGATCTTGAGTCTGACCGAATTGCTCTTGTGCGTTTCCTAGTGTTGCGGTTACGTTATCCTCATTCATCTGTTCAGGTTGTCCCATTTGAGGCATTTGAGGTATATCAATAACATATGTTTTTGCCTCTAATCCCATATCAAGCTTTTCTATTGCGTCCTTTGCAATCTGCTCAAAGTTGAGCATCTTTTGCTGTTGTGCTAGTCCTTGACTGAATGGTGGTGTATTAATTTGATTAAGCACTGTCATAAAGTTTTGCTGCATCATAATAGGATCGTTAAGCTGTTCGCTTGATAGAATCGGCACAAAGTCGTAGTCCCCGACAATTGAGGGCTGTAGGTCTTCTGGTAGTAAGTTTAGGAATGCAAAAGAGTCTGATTTAATCTCTAGCTTTGATTGTGCTTCCATATCCCCTGGAACAATTTGATTGCCCTCCATATCTGTTTGTGATAACTTTGTGTTATCCCGTAAGTAGTTGACCTGATCCCCTCCCATAATTCTTAACCTCTGTGCTTCAGTTGTGTATTGAATCCTCAAGTCCTTCCATTGGTTTGCAATTCTCATTACAACCATATGTGAGTAGAGCTGTATCTTGAGTTTGAATTGTGCATTAGCCTCATTTTGTATAAGCCTTATGCCTGTAGCTGTGTTGTTAGTAACATTTGAATCCTCTTTAATTCCTTGTGTGTAGTCTGTAATACCCGACCCATTCTGCATAGCGCTTGTTAGATAGTTCATTGTCTGTACGAATGTACCACCCGTTACATCTGGGGTCTGGACTGCCTCAATAGCATCCATGTTGTCAGTTGTAATGATGTTACCTGGAGCAGATATTAGTGTATGAAGATCAACGCCTGCGTCTTTTTTAACCTTCCACATGGTGTTAAGTGTTAGCTGAACATTATCTAGTCTTTGATTAAGTACTGCGTTTATAGCTCGTTGTATGCGGTCAATTGGCTCAATCTCACCCATACCGTATAACTCTCCTGGATATGGATAATCAACTGCATGAACTATTGGTAATTCACCATGAAAGTATGGATTCTCTACTTCTCTTATAATGCCTGAGAATGTACCTAGACCTGCATACTCAGGTGCGTAGAAGCACCAGCCTTCACGAGTAAATCTAGCAAAGATTGTTATTTCAGGATTTGAGTTGTCCTGTTTTACTAAATCCTCAGTACCCAACATTATCCTTCTATGTTCCCTGTATTGAATATTATTTGGTTTGCCCCCTTGCTTGCCAGGACTATCATCTTTATTCTTTTCATTTATAGCCTGCTCAAGTACATCTAAGTTCTTCCAGTACTCAGCTCCTCTTGCATCGTTTTCTTCTTTTAACTCGTCAATGGTCTTGAACATTCGGTAGATGAACCACCTCATGTTATCCATGTTTGTTGCATTTGGATCTGGAAAACAATCATAAATATTTAGTACCTCAAAGTTAGGTCCATCAAACTCTGTTACGTTTATCTTTTTCTTGCTTTCAGGAGACCACACCAATCTCCCATTGATTTTCTTTGCTACCATCTGTGTCTTTTCCTTCTCTCTAAAGTCCCAATGAATACGTCCAAATGCAGTACCAAATATAAGCATGGACTTTATAAACATTACTTGCTTCTGGAACATATCAGCTCTTCTCCAGTCGTACTTGATAAGTGCATTAAGTATGTGAGTTGTCATCTCATCCCCATCCTCAACCGGATAGAATGATCCCATAGGCTCAGTTGCTACCATTCGTGGAGTTATGGTTTCAATGATTCTAAATATACGTGGGTCAAAGACTCTTGCTCCATGGGGATAGTTATTCTGATCAATGAATGAACGGTACAGTTCTTCCTGTTGGTTCATTTTCTGGTGAATAGGATCAAGATAACGTTTAGCAAAGATGAATTGCTCATCAATTTCTTTTGCTATTTTTGCTTCGTCTTGGTTTTTGGTGTACTTGGCCATAAAAAAACACGCCAAAGTTTGACGTGCTGTGCCAGTGTGTAACTGGAATATGCGAGGTAATTATTATGCTAACTATGAGTTTATGTCAAATTCAAAGAGGGTTACGAGTAACTTCTTGCTCTTTCTCCCGTATCCAGTATTTGCTTTTAAAGCTTGTCATCTTCTCAACCCTACCAGACCTTACATCAATCTTGAACTCAATGTATCCATCCTTTACTTCTTGTACCCAATCCTCTATCTCAAGCAAATACGGTTTATTAGCTTTCATAGCGAGGGCAATCTGTGATTCCATTTCGGGTGTTAGTTTTAGACTCATATGCCAATTACACTATCACGGGCTTTAAATTGTGGCAAGTCAGAGCTATGTACGGGTTGTGATGGTTGCGAGCATAATTGATACAGCTGCCATGCGCCAGCCAAAGACATACAGTTGTGAACAAGAATATTATTTGCAAAGTATTCAGGGGTATTAGCTACTTTGAGATTGAAAACGACCCGTTTGCTTTGACCTATACTTAGACGCGTTCCTTCTTCCATTCTCCTGTTGCATAAGTCTTGCTTTCTCAGGATTATTTTGTCTCCAATCTGCAAGCACTTTAGTTGCTTTATCTTTTTGATTTCTTCCATTCTCTTGATAGATACTCCTTGCCAATTCAGGATTATTTTGTCTCCAATCTGCAAGTTGCTTAACCAATCTGCCTGCTTGCCTATTACCGTTTGCAATAGAAATAGCCCTCCTCTTTGGAGTAAGCAGGTGATTCCGCATATGGATTTGTCTAGATATAGTCTCCAAATTTTCGGGCTCATTATTAAGTGGATTCTCGTCTTTGTGGTGAATAACATATCCCTCAGGTATCTCTCCAAAGTTATCAATAAAGATCTGCCTATGTAAGGAAAATGGTGGCTCTTTCCACTTATCGTGTCGCCAGAAGTAGACACGCAGTTGTCGTCTATTAGACTGGGGGTATCTATGATAGTTCTTTCCTCTATAGTTGATAGTTTCTCGTTCCATATGTATATGTTATCATTGACCTTGACTGATTGCAATGGAATATTGCCCTTCATAGTTATAACCGGATGGTTAGAAGTTCCTATTAAATTTAGATATTTATTGTAAATTACTTTTGCGCTTCTCTTCCCTGTTGCCATGACTGGTTGATATCCTTTTCTAGTCATTACTAAATCTCCAATTTTAATCTTTTCAATGGGGATTTGACCTTTATCTGTTAATACTTTAGTTCCTGCTACAAAACACAAATCGTCATGTGCACCTTTCTCCGCTTGTGCCTTAATGGTTGATGTGGTTTGTACTAGAACAAAAGAATACAACTCGGTAATTGTTATCTTGTCATATACCCCTAGGAGTTTATTATCTATTGCGTCTTTAAGATCAGTTAACATCTTGGGTCTAGTTGCGGTATTAGTATCATACCCGATCTTCGTTGGTTCAGGGTTCTCTGTGCGCCCTGAGTTACGCATTTCAAAGATTTTATACTTTGAGAGTCTATTCATAGCAGATAACCTCTCCAACTCAAATACGCCCCCATTATTGCGCTCATAGGCCACTACTGGTTTTACTCCCGTAATGTCGTGTATCTTCTCAATTACTGGAAATATATCATTTGTCATTATTGTTGCAATTCCTTTTGAATGGTATACGAGGGGTACATCAATTCTAGTCTTAGATAGAAATTGTACTGCACAATAATCCCCCATTCCAGCTGAGGTATCTGCAAAGATAACAAAGAACTCACCCTTCTCAATTTTACGATATTGTCTAAAGATAGATTTGGCCCTCCCTCATAAATTCCATACTGTTATCGTTGTAATGCTTTAGTGCTATTGCATCAAAATACAAATCCCCTGAAGTTAAGAATGCTTCCTCAGCTGTCTCAGGATACTCTTGGGGAAATCTCTCTTTAAGTTCTTTTTTCTTTCGCTCTAAAAACTCTTGAGAGTAAAAGTCAGATGCCTTATAAAATAAAGGCTTAGATGTTGATTCACCCATAACCGAATCATCCCAATAAGTTTTAAATTCATTGAATCCATTTGCAGTTGTTTCGATAATAAGCCTTCCATTCTCAACTACTGCTTGTCCAGCTCCAGCTATAATATTCTTGGGATTAGGGTAGAATGCAAATTCTGATAGATGTAGATTTGTTATAGTCTTTGACCTACCAAACTCTGCATTCTTAGCTGTTCCAATCTTGTAGGTGCTATTCATTGCCTCATTAACAAGCTCTGACTTTGAATTATATTTCAAAGGCACTTTAACACCTGTGACCTGTTCGTATGCTTTAATGAAATACTTAACTCTTTGCAACAAGTCCGTTGCATTATCATCAATGTCTGCAACCACATAATTAACTGAGTTTTGTTTTAAGATAAAGTCAGCTGTAAATATTGCAAGAATAACTGATGAAAACCCTTGTTGACGTGCTTTAAGTATTACATCATGACCACTCATATCATTGAATAAATACTGGTGCTGGATAGTGTTAAGAACAAAAGGCACTTCGTTTTGCTCTTTGTTAATAATTTTAAAGTTATCTTTAATAAATAACTCGTAATTGAACTTACTCATTGGTATATTTGTCTATCTGTTGCTTTGCATGCTCCCCAAAGTTATTTTGAATAAGGGTAGTGGGTTGTTGCTTGAAGTCAGGGTGTCTATTCTTTAAGTAAAATATTACTGCTGTCATGTCCCCCTCTGCTGCTTTGCTAATTAGCACCTGTCTTATTGAGTCATTCAAATCAGCTTCACTATCAAGTATTTGCATAGCAAATGATTTGTCATCTTCTAACCAGCGATAGTAAGTCGTTCTATCAATTACTGCTATTTGTGCACTATCAGTAATATTTCCATTAGTGGTTTTATATGCCTCAACAAACTTGTCCTTTTTAAGTTGTTGTATTTGTTGTAATGCTTTTCCCATATCTATTTCTTAGTGATGTTGGCTAATACTCCTTGCCATTCAGCCTCAACAGCTTCTAGCTCTTCTTTTTCAGTGCATTCATCATCTGATACATAAGGAATCCACACTTCACCTGCTCCTCTATAATTTTCAATAAATGCTTTGTGTATCTCCTCAATTACCCTTTGTTCTGTATCTTCCCTATCTTCTGCTACTGCTTGTTGGATTGAGTCGGCGAAAAGTTCCTTTAATTTTCCTTTTAATCTCAATGCTTCCCACGCATTGTCTATGGCAGAACCATTTATAATTCTATCTGCATCTCTGTAATAGTTTTCGACATCTTCTGTATCTAAGACATCAGTGTCAGAAACGACTTTAATTAAGTCTTCTATTAAATCAACATTCTTCTCAAACTCCTCTAATCTTTTCGTAATATATTTGTTGTTCATATAAGTAAAGGTTTAATTAACTGGCTCGTAGGCATATCCTTCACGAGTCATAATTCTTCTGTAAAGTATTTCTCTTGGTCTCAATTCCCTATAATCCCCACAATCCCTGCAATATACTTCCCCAAATAAAGAATCTAACCATATATGTTGACATATTTCTTCTTTTAGTTTTTTCATATAAGTAAAGGTTATTTCTCCAACCCATTCTCTTTAGTAAAGATAGTTTTTCCGTTCCACCCACATCCACACTCTTTTTTATGTAACTTCTCAAAAGCTGGTATGTTATCTTCTAGTGCTTTATCCACTGCTTGGTCTGCTTTAATAAACTCACTAGGTAACTTACCCTTGACAGGTTTGATAAGCCTTAACCTTAACTCAATCTCATCCTTTGGTTTATTCCCCTTAATGTATCTAATCCTATTTTTTAAAGGTTCAGTTAATGCCTCCACCAGTACTTCGTGGTGGATATGGAAATAGTATTTAGTTAGTTTTTTCATATTATTCCTCC